CATCGTACCATTTTCGGATATTGTTGATTGCCATGACTAAGAAGGTACCCGAGCCGCAAGCTGGATCAAGGAGTCGTTTATCAGGGTCGCCAACATAGCCGAGTTCGTTAAGGACATGTTCCGCAAGCCAGTCTGGTGTATAATACTCGCCCAGATCATGTCGAACACTTTTGGGAAAGAGTTGCTGATAAAGTTTCTTCAATAAGTCGCGACTACCAGTCGGGTTTTCGGAAAGGGTCCCTGGGTTGTAGTCATCAAGCCGTGTTACCATTTCACGTACAAGCTTTTCAATCGATTCGGTCCAAACGCTAGTGTACCAGGCGAAAAGGTCACCCTCGAGAAAGTTCGTGATGTTGAGATGACGGAAGATGCTACCGGCTTCGAGATCCTCCATCTCCGCCCTAAGTTTGTTGCTGGTGGTTGCCTGCATCATCTTTTGCAAGGGTGTAGGTAATTTGTGAAAAAAGGCGACGATTTCCGCTGCCAGTAGTTTCATAAACAGTGCGTAGTAAGTGTGAACGGCAAAGAGCATCTCGGCGGGCTTAGGCTCTTGTACTCTCACCTGGTAGAACTCGGCGAGTTTCTTGATCTTGTCCGAAGGGTGATCTACATCATATCCACAAACCTCACCAAAGAGGATTTTCCATTGGCTGAAGAAGGTCTGTGTCTTCGGGTTATCGGTGTTACATATGGCATCATAGAGGGCATGAATGCCAATGATTGCGATAGTATTGCCACCCTCTGACCCAAAGTCGCCCGCCAAATATTCTGGTGAGAACGGCTTGCCCTTTGTACCCAGATTGAAAAGTGCCCACAGAAAACGTTCTGCAGAATATCTATTTACTTCAACAGGCTCTTGGACCTGCCATTTATCATCTCTATACCGAATGAAAATAAAATAGTTACCGTCAAGCCCTACACCGAGTAAACTGTTAATTGGTTGCCTATATTGGCTCCTTAGATCATTGAATCGTTTCTTAATTTGCTCGATTACCTTTTTGCTTCCGGGTGCATCGGCCGCTGGTCCAATTCTCGTCGAAGGATCACGTGGCTTCTTGTATTCGATTATTACACGATCATAAACCGAATCAATACGCCCACTGGCAACTGTAAATTCCTGCTTGCCTTCCAATTTAATACCGGTTTCCTTTTGAATGAAACCAAGCTGTTTTTCAACTTCAATGCGTATTTCCTCTTCGTTTGATGCCATAGCAGCAGCAGCTTTAATTTGGTTCGCAAATTCGATCGCCTTATGAGCAACTAATTCATCAAGTGATTCATGCTGTGGCATTTCTCAACCTCCCCATACATTTAGATATCGCATTTTACCTGATTAAGTATGCTCACGAATGGCAGAATAATATCATCATGTTATGAGTAAATCAATAATGAATCTGGTGTAAATACTATTAAGTCTAACCTTCCACCCCCTTCAATAACGTTTGCATTGTCATGAATAGTATTCGTGCTTCACCCCACGTAGCTATAAGGGGTGGCCTAACATGGCACCATCACATATAAAATATGATTGGTCGAAGCACAAACAGGGATTAGTTCTGACAGATTTATTAAGATATAATACAGCCGCTAAGATTATCCTACTGCGTCTATAAGGAGGCGGATATGCCAATGAGTAGAACACCAGATAAGGGCAATCAGGGCGAATACAACAGACTGTTACGGGCCTTCGACGCGGGTAATAAATCCAGACATGATTGCGTGTATCATTTGGTGTCAAAAGGTTTTTCATACGACCAAGCAAGTAATGCTGTTCATGTTTATTTCAAGGGCGGAGATGCATACGCCTCTTTTAAATTGTCCGGTGACGAGCGTAATCGTTTGTTAGACCGTTTTGATGCTGAGCACAAGTCACCAAAAGACTGCGTTGATCACCTCATGAAATATGGCTGTACCTATCACCAGGCGACAAGTGCAGTATATCAGTACCGAGTTGATAGAGGGCTGATTCGCAGATAGACTATTGACGTCGCGGTGTCAAAGTAACCAAGTCCCAGGATGCTTGCCGCAGAACCAACCCGCAGTCTTCCAGACAGGGGCTACGATCAATGGCCACGTTTGCGCCGCTTTCCAGCCGCTGAGGAAGTGGCGGACGTCCTAGCTTTATAGCTTCAGCCTATTACTCTTAGAAGATCTGCGAGGAGCTGCTTAGCTTGCTCCCCATTAAGAAAAGGCGGCTTCATTGTTTTTGCCCAATAAAAACCGAATCCCATCGCCTTTTCGACTTCCGCAGCAGACATTGATTTGTGCCGCTGCCCGTATTTTGGGATTGAGGTTAACCATTTAAGATCCCGATAGAGAGCATCCTTCTCCTTATCCTCTTTCACATCGCTCTTTACCTCCCCAGCCGCTATTATTCCCATCCCTTTATGATATAGGAATACTATGTCCCTTTTATTCAAGGAATGGACGATTCCCTTTACTCCACCAAAGGCGGCAATTCGATTTCCCTCGCACATATACCAGATAGATTTGCTATCGTAGCTCTTGTTTGTATCAAAGATGACTCCCTTAATTTGAGCAGGATTTGAATGTATATCATACGGCAAAGAGAAGAATTCGAAATAGTCTTCTCCGGCGATTTGATATATGCGGTAGGGGATAAAATCCAGGCTTAATCCCTTTGATTTCCAATAATGCACATTTTTCGCCAATTCACTATCTGCAGCACTTCCCACGATGGTAAGGTGCTGTTTGGTGTTGAATTTAGACTTATCCAGCGGACGCTCTAACTGAAATCCAAGCTGATGTTCATCCTGAAGGTTTAGTTCCTCATCATGTTCATAAATTCGTAGCATCTGCTGCAGCTTATCGTATCGGAATCGCCCAGCCTTCTCGCAATATCTCAGTGTTTGATGTACGGCTCCAGGCTGCGCTTTATCTTTCTTCAGCTCAAAGAGCACAAGATCGCCTTGCTCATTAAGTGCATATATATCTGCCTCCGGCTTCAAAGCGCGCTCTTGAAAAATTGGCATTAACGCACTACTCTCATAAAGCACGTCCATTAAGTTCTCCGCCATAAGTTGTTCAAGTTCCTTCTCTAAATCGACTGTCGAAAAAGATAGCGGGTCGATAGCAGTATACTTCTTATCGGTCTTCGTAAGCTTGTAGAGCATATCCAGACTCCTCCCTAAAACGCTAAATGTAAAAGCGATCTTCCATCGCCTCGGGCGATATGCTTGCGAATTATGATCGGATGCCCTCATTATACGCTTGCATCCCATAGAATGGTATTGCATTTGACTACTGGTATCTTCGACTCGTGCAACAGCAAAAATGACTTGTGTACTTCCTGTAACCGCAACCGTCAGTAATTGAATCGGGCTGTTGCTGGACGGGCATCCTTCCTACCTGGGGGTGGCCTTGATCATGGGAGGACAGTATCTATCACAAACATAGGACAACCACACACGGATTGCTTCCTATGAAAAGCGACATCAACGCATAGAACCGCTAAGTATGACCGGGTTAATAGCTGATGTAAGCATTGACAGCCGTGGGGATAAGCTATAACCTTGTAAACGTAGACTACAATAAACGATAGTCGTCAATAATAACAGCGAAGGTGAGAGGAGGTTGATTATGGCACCGCAAATTAAGGCCGACAGGGAATATACCCTCGTTGCGCAGATCATGCAGGTTGCGGACATATTCGTTAAGGTAAGGGAGAGGGAACTCTTGCCCCAGAACCTATCGTCGACCGCAGCGGAGATACTTTTCCTGGTGGATGCTATGGGAGAGGGCGTGACCCCGGCCAGGATAACCCGGATGATGTTGCGCGAACCGCATTCGGTGTCCGGCATCCTTATGAGGATGGAAAAGCAGGGCCTGGTTAAGAGGGCCAAGGATATGGAGCGCAAGAACCTCATACGTATAACCCTGACCGCCAAGGGCGAAAAGGCCCTCAAACAGGCTATGAAGCTTAGCGGCACCGCACGTGTCCTTTCAAGGCTGACAGCGGCCCAGCAGAAAGAACTCAAGGCAACACTGACCGCACTCAAAGAGACCGGTGTGAAAGAGCTGCGTCTCAGCCCCAAAGCACTGCCCTGGCCTTAAACATGGATATAAGGTTGTTCAGCAGCGCTTCTTTTAAAAATCCGCAGTCATTGGCCAGCTTGCCAACCATCCGCTATAGCTTTTCAATCTTGCCGCACACAACACTTTCTTGAACCGGCTCATTGTTGAGCTTGTCCAGGCTTCGTTGCTTCTTACAGCATGCCTAATCTCACCTGTCCAGTTACAGGGACAAATATTTTATAAAAGTGTATTTCACGATCAAAAAGCGGCGTCTTTCCATAGATCATAGCTATACGCATATCATATTATTGTCTTCATGCGCGATGTTCCTGTATTACCGGGAGAATATTCTAATTGGAAGGATACCGGCTGCGAGTTGCATTCACAATGTCTGAATTGCCCTTTTCCGCGTTGCTTGGAGGAAAAGCCGCGGGGGAAGCAGCAGACACGCCTGAAGTTGAGGGCTTTGGCGATGAAGAAGATGCGGCGCAGCGGTATCGGCGTACAAGAAGTAGCGAAAACCTTCGAGGTATGCGCACGCACGGTGCAAAGGGAGATGATTAGGGGAAGGAGGGTTAAGAAGTAAAGATTGAGTTGGATTGAATTGCTCTGTTGCTATTTTAAACGGTACTGCCTGGACGCACCCACCTGCTCTTCATTAAAAAGCGACATTTCTCAATTGTCCGCAGCCGTATGCATGCAATATTATCGCGTGTGCTATGCGAGAGGTTTTTACTTTAGCGGGAGATAAAAAGGAAGGGGCAATGGTAAGACATAGAGATTTATTCGTCGCTGAAGCTCATCGCAATGATATTTGGTGTCAGTGGTTATGAATTTTGATATTAAGAGTCTGGACCAGATGGACCGCACCCGCCTGTCCGCCTACAGGTCAAACCTGGATTTCTATAACGGCGCGCAGTGGTCGGAACGCTCACGCTACCGGCAACTGGTCTTTAATTACGTTAAGATCGCTGTTGATAAGGTGACCAGCTACCTAATGAACGAGTTGAATTTCGCGTGTGAGCCGGAAGCGGGTGGCACTACGAGGGCTGGCGGTTTTAAGAGGGGTGGACCTGAAGGTCCGCCCCTACATAGTATAGGGGTAGAGGAGATGGCCAAAAGGGCAGAGGATTTGATCTACCGCGTCTATGAGCAGAATAACTGCCCGGAGCTGGACTATACAACCGAGATAGATACTGCCATAATCGGCGACGGTTGTTACAAGGTTACCTGGGACGCCCTCGAAAAGCGAGTACGCATCACAGCTCCGGACGTCAACGGCATCTTCGCATGGTGGCAGGGCGATGACATCACCTGCCTTTACCGCGTAGTATCCCGATACCAGCTTTCAGCGGACGAGGCGGCCTTACTCTATAGGCAGAAGATAACCAAGAAAATGGCCTCTATTACGGAGGTCTGGGATATTAAGGATTTCCTTTTATACATGGATGATAAGGTCATCCAGCGCAAGCCCAATCCCTACGGATTTATACCATTCATTATCTTCCCCAACCTGCGCCAGCCCAAGCAGTTCTGGGGCCTCTCCGATATACCGGCCCTGCGCGAACCTCAGCGCGAGCTGAACCGCGCCCTTACCCAGCTTTCACGCATACTCGAGGTATCGGGCAACCCTATCGCTGTCCTGGAAGGTGTGGAGCAGTCGGAGAATATACAGGTTGTACCTGGTGCTGTGTGGAACCTGCCGCCCGATGCCCGTGCCTACTTGCTAGACCTGCTGCAGGGCGGTGGCATTCGCCTGCATATTGACTACATCGACCTGGTTTACCGCACGATGCACGACCTGTCAGAATCGCCGCGCGCATCCTACGGTGGCATTGAACGGGAGCTTTCCGGCATTGCGCTGGAAGTGGAGCTGCAGTCTCTTCTACAAAAGGTACGACGCAAACGGCTGATCAGGACGAATGTCTATAGACGGCGCAATGAGATGGTGCTGGCCCTACATAAGAAATTCGCCCGCCAGGATTTCACTGGAGTGAGCCAGCGCATACTCTGGGGTCACGTGCTGCCGCAGGACCGCGCACGGGAGGCGCAGGATGAACAACTGATGGTGCAATCGGGTATACATTCACGGCGTACTGCCATGGATAACCTGGCCGTACGCGACCCGGAATTGGAGTTCGATAAATGGCTTAATGAACGACGCCGCATCCTGGAAATGAATAACGAGTTTAAGGCGCAACCCGCCTCCGGCAAAGTGAGAGAGAGAAGCACGGCCGGGGAGATGGATTCTGCGCTTTGATGATTAAGGAGGATATTTTGAACGAAGAAATCAATATCGAAACTGCAGAAGCGCCCGTCGACACGCCCGAAACTAATCGTAGGATCGTGCCTTCAAGTGCACCCGAAAAACCCGATGGCGCGGGAGAGCCTAAAAGCCCTCGCCTACAAGATAAGGTCATTGCTAGGGACGAAGTCCCGCCGCAATCTCATGGTATTACGGCGGAAAAGCACCAAGAGGAAAAGCTCGTTGAACTGGAAAGCGCACTCAGCGAGGCTAAACAATCTTTAGATGCCCGAACCGGTGACTGCGACCGCCTTAAAGCCGCGCTGGACGATGCCGTAAATGCCTACCGCAAACTGGCCGTCAGCATCAGCCCGCTCTATTCGGACGACATCATCAGCGGTAGCTCGGTCGATGAGATCGACGCTTCCATTAAAAAGGTCAACGGCCTTGTGAAAAAGATGAGGTCGTCGCTCGAGGCTGAGCTCAAGGAGCAGATCGTCCCGGCCGGCGCGCCGGAAAGGTCAGCGCCCGACTTCTCAGGCCTCTCACCACGGGACAAAATCAAGTACGGTATACAGGAAAAGAAATAAATGAGTCATCATAACCCTCGTGAGATGCTGAGGAAGGGACTGCGACTCTTCTTTGTTATCTCTACCCCTCTTCTGGAGGAGAGGGGCAGGGGTTAGGTGATAAAGGAGTAATCTATGGCAACACTTTTAACCGAAGCCGCAAAGCTTTCCAACGACGTCCTCTACCAGGGCGTTATCGAGACCATTGTCAAGGACAGCCCCCTGTTGCAGCTCCTGCCGTGGATCGAGATCCAGGGCAATGCACTGACCTATAACCGTGAGCTGTCACTGCCTTCGGCGGAATGGCACGCTGTCAACGACGACTGGACAACTAGCCCCGCAGTCACCTTCACTCAGAAGACGGCCACGCTGGCCATTCTGGGACAGAACGCCGATGTGGACAACTACATACGCCAGACGCGCTCCAATATACAGGACGTTGAATCCGCCATCATCGAACTCACAGCCAAGGCCATCCGCCATGAGCTCGAGGACAAGCTTATCTACGGCGATAACACATCCAACCCCAACCAGTTCGATGGACTAGTCAAGCTGATCAATACCGGAACTGCCGGCGACCAGCTCATTGCCGCCGGCGCAACCGGTGCAACGCTCACGCTCTCCATGATCGACCAGCTTATCGACGCTGTCAAGGGAGGCAAACCCGACCTGCTGATGATGAGCCGGCGCTCACGCCGCAAGATTATGGCGTTGGCCAGGGCGGCTGGCAACAATCTCGAAGTGGGCAAGGGCGCCCTGGGCGAGTTCGTCCAGTATTACAACGGCATTCCCATCGCCGTCAACGACTTTATCAAGGATACGCATACGCTGTCGGGCAGCGTAGAGACCGCCTATACCGGCGATACCTGCTCGACCATATACTCGCTGTCCTTTGGTGAGGACGGTATATGCGGGCTCACCGACCGTGGCGGGCTACAGGTCATAAGGATCGGCGAGATGGAGACCAAGGACGCCACCCGCACGCGTATCAAGTGGTATGTCAGCCTGGCGCTCTTCGCCAATATCAAGGCCGCCGCACTGATCGGCGTCAAGGACTAAGTAAATAAGGAGAAACTCTAATACCGGATAGCTAAACTCTAAACAAATACAAAATTCAAAATACTCAAATTTTTTTAAATTCGGTACTTTGAAATTGTTTAGGATTTGGAATTTGGGATTGTAGGATTTACTCCGCAGGAGTTGAATTATGGCATTTTCAGATCCCGCCAAAGGCCGGCAGATACAATGGTCGCCCGGACCCGCCGCACCCACCGTCACGCTGGCCGCTGCCTGCAAAGAAGGCGACATACTCGGCTACAGCTCGGGCTGGAAGCCGGGACTGGCAACCGTAGGTTCGGTGATACAGGGCCGCCTGATTGCGCTTAAAGCCGGCTTATCGGGCGAGATAATACCGGTTTCCCATACTGCTGTGGTCAAGGGCTACAGCGGGGCAACACCGGGGAATCCCATTTATGTAGCTGAAGGAAGCAGCAACGGGCAGGTAACGGAGACCGCGCCCACCACCAGCGGCGATGCCAATACCATCATCGGCATTGTCCTTGAGGCCGATACCATCCTCTTCTTCCTCAACAGCCGCGCCGACAGCACTGCTTAGGCTTAAAGTAGTGACTGCCCTTTAAGTAGCCTCCTCTGTATAGCGGGAGCGGTCGGGCCGGTTCCCCCGGCCGCTCCCAAGTGATATGTCATTGATATGTCAATGCTGAAGTAATGATATGCCGACAACTTATTTAGCTGATTTAGTGGCGCAGCTCCGCACCGACCTGGGCGATCCTACCTCCGCCCGCTGGTCGGATGCTGATCTTCAACGTGCGATAGCCAGGTCACTGGCTATTTTCTCGCGGCATCATCCATACGAGCAAAAGACTAGCATCGCCACTACGTCCGGTGACTACGCTGTCAGTCTCGCTACCTGCACAAACCGCATATCCGTTGACAGGTTGGAGTTTCCTGTAGGCGACAAGCCGCCCACCTTCAAGCCCTTTTCTATTATCCAGGACACCCTTTACATGCAGGAATTGGGCGACGCCGCGAATTGCTATGTCTACTGGTCGGGCGTTCATACTTTGACTGACTTGTCCCGCACCTACGATACCAAGTACAGCGACTTGATCGAGCTGGGCGCCCTGGCTTTTGCCCTTGAGCAGTATGCCGATGCCATCCTTGCCGGTAAGATCGCCACCGCACTTGAAGCCGCCAATACCGCAGTTGCCAAGGTTACCAGCAAGGTCACGCTGTCGGAAAGCGCTCTCACCAGTGCTGCAGGTGTCGCCACCGACATAGCCACGCAGTTCACCAGCGCAGGCACTCAGCTAACCGCCGCCGTCGCTTCCCTGGCCAGCGCCGCCGGTGTCGCGACTGATATTGCTACTCAGCTTACTTCAGCCGCTACGGCTTTGACCTCCGCCTCAACCGCCCTGGCCACCGCCATCGCCACCGGTGCCGGTTCGATTGATACCGCTATCGCATCGAAATTGACCGATGTTGCCACCCGCGTCACTTCAGCCATCACTGCCCTTACTGCGTCAACCACTTCACTCGGCCTTATGGCCACTCCTATGACCAATTCAGGCACAGCCCTCACTTCCGCAGGCACCGCTCTCGCCGCTGCCACAACTCCACGAACTAATGCCGGTACTGCCCTGACCAGCGCAGCTACACGTCTGGCCGCCGCCGTCACTGATATGTCTTCCGGTGATGATTATATCCCCACCGCGAATACTGGCGACGACCCGGCCGGCAAGTGGGCGGAGTATGCCCTGCGTGATATACAGGCAGGTGAAGGCTATATCAAGCAGGCTTCCGAGTACGACAACCAGGGCGACGGCTATATCAAGCAGGGTGATGGTTATATCAAGCAGTCCGGTACTTATATGGGGCAGGCAGAAGTCTATTCAAAACAGGCATCAGCCTATATCAATCAGTCCGCCGAGCATATTTCTACCGCCATGACTGAGCTTTCCCATATCAAAGCCCTGGACGATAAGCGCCAGGCCTATCTTGAAGCAGGTATCAAGTATTGCTCTGTCGCTCAGGGCTATATCGGTGCTGCTTCTGAGCTTAACCACAAGCGCACCGCTTATATCACCACGGGAGCAGGCTATGTCAATGCCTCCGACAGCTATATCAAGATGGCCACCGAGCTTAATCATAAGCGTCAAGCCTATATCCAGATTGCTGGCCGTCACCTTGAAAGCGCCACATCACATACTCAGGAAAGCCAACACCTCCAGCAGATCGCGGCCGGTTACAAGCTGGAGGCCGTCGAGATCGCCAAGCATGCTAAGAATAAGATGGCCGCCTTCCTCAAAGAAATCACCATCGGGTCAATCACTCGCAAACTCAGGACAGTCCAAATGTCAGCGGAGGAATAAATTTATGGTCCGTAAAAAAACTTTGTCGGGATCTCAACAACGAAAACCTGAAAAATGGAAGCTGAAAACAAAGGCGCCACCGGAACCGAAGATATTTAAGGACGGCCTGCCTATTGATGCTTACGCCATCCGAGAGGACGAGTTCGATACTGCATCATGGCAGCTTCCGCATCACACTGCAAACAAGGCCGTTGACTTCCAGAAGCTCGACCACTGCACTCTGCTACTCAGCCGCTACGGTGACCAGGGCGTCCGCTGTCATGCCGACCCGGAGCTGATCATTTTGGCCGCCCGCCACCTTGCAAATCATTACAGGTCGGCAGGCCGTCAAATCCCTGTCGCATTGTGCGTCCTGACTTAATGACATGCTGGAAATAACAAAACAGGTGGAATCGGTCATGCCCGATGTTCCACTGCCCTGTTTTTGGCAGATAGAGGCCATATATTTTTGGCCGAAAATAAAATCCGAAGCTACACAGCTTCAAAGGAGAAAAAAGTCATGGAAACCACTCCCCTGGACGGTTACAAGAAAATCATCGTCACTCTGCTAACCATCATCGCCGGTTCCCTGGGCCTGTTCATCACCGACCCGGCCAAAGCTCAGACGGTCGGCCAGTTCCTGGTTGATGTGATCGGGCCGCCGTTGTCCTGGTCGGCATCATTTACACCCTCGTGCAGGGCAGTATCGACAAGGAGAAGGTCAAGACCGCCCCCAAGATCGCCGCCATAAGCGAAGCGAAAGCATCCCCAAAAGCTGAGAGCGCAGCAGCCCCGCAGCCGGTTGTTGCGCCCGTAATCCCGGCTGCGCCGGTTGACAACTATGTGTCCTTTGATCTCGAGGCCGCGGTCGGGTCCGCCGAGGAATCCTGCAGGAAGGACGGCATCGAAGTAACCCCCGTCAGCCGTGCCTTCTATTTCTATCCCCAGGTTACCCGCTTCGACCTGCGGGAGGTGCCGCGGGAGAAGCGCATATGCGAAGCGAAACGCCTCGTTGACAAGGCAGTCGAGCTTTTCAGCGAGGCCTTCAAGTTCCAGACCAAGCTTGCCAAGCCCCCCACCTCCGCCGAGGCCAATAATTATCACGCTTACATGCTCAAGCTGAAAAAGGACTACGAGAAGGCCAATAACCTCACCTGCAGCGACAAGATCTTCGAGGACCTGCGCAACCTCGTATCCTATTTCAACGAGCTCTACAACGCCCAGGATGGCCTTGCCCAGCTCACCGGCAAAACCGTGGACTGGTCCATCTACGGCGGAGGCGCTTTCACCCCTACCCAGGTGGGTTGGGACTACGTCAAACTGCTG